AGGAATTTGTGTGGACGCTGATAGCGATGGCGGTCATATAGCATTACTTATTATGGCAGCACTCTATCATTTGGCGCCCGATTTTATCAAAGAAGGAAGATTATGTTGGCTACATTCTCCCCTATATATAGTAACTAATGGCACTAAAGAGTCATATTATTATACAGACGAAGAGTTTGATAAAGTACGCAGTAAAATTACAGGAACAGTTACTCGTGCTAAAGGTTTGGGTGAACTTTCATCTGAAACAGCAAAGGCATCTATGTTTACTGCTCCCCAACAACGCTTGGAAGTGTTATCTTATTCAACTGCTGGTGTAGAACTATTAAGTGAATTAATGGGTGACGACTCTGAGTTGCGTAGAAATTATATAGTAAAAAATATTGATTTTAGTACGATAAGGGAGTAAATAAATATGATTGTTTTGTATTATAATCCGCAAGATTATAAAAATGTGGGTTATGAAGAATTAAATAATTTATATCATTATATATGTAAAATTGCTATAAAAGAAAATAAAGATAATCAAAATATAATTCTAATGCCAAAACATTTGGAATTAAGAGAATTAAATAATCAAGAACTTGTTGAATGGTATAAACAACTAAAAGACACTATAAAAACAGTAGAAAGGGAGCTGGGCGACAGATGGGAGAATTAAAACCAATTATAGAACAAAGTTTTAATCAATACGCAGGAGCGGTTTTACAATCAAGAGCGCTCATAGACTCTAGAGATTGTATTAAACCTTCTGCGCGACAGATTTTATATTCTATGCATGAACGAAAACTTGTGCATAATAAACCCCACAAGAAAACTGCAAATGCAGTTGGTATTATATACATGGCGATGCTTCTTGTGAGGGTATTATCATGCGCGCAGGTCAAACATTTTCTATGCGCTATCCACTTACAGATGTTAAAGGTAACGCAGGTTCTTTAATTAAAAGCGGCAACTGGGCAGCAATGCGTTATACAGAAAGTCGTACTTCGGCACTTATGGAGGAAATATTTGGAGATATAGAAAAAAATACCATAGACGATTGGCGCAATAACTATGATAATACTAAGCAATATCCAGGAGTGCTACCTTCAAAAGGATTTTATAATATATGCAATGGTAGTTTTGGAATAGGTATAGGCATGAGCAGCTCCATTCCACAATTTAATCTTAAAGAAATAAATGCGGCTTTGGAGAAGTTATTACTAAATCCGAATATTCCAGATGACGACATTATTGTTATGCCTGATTTTGCAACTGGCGCTTGTCTACTCAACCCGTCAGAAGTAAAAGAAAGTTTGAAAAATGGTAATGGCAAATCTTGCCTTTTGCGTTCAGTTATTAACTACGATGCGAAAGAAAACTGTTTGGTTGTTACAGAAATACCTTATTCCGTTTATACAAATACTATTAATGCAGAACTTGACGCAATACTTGAAGATGAACATAATCCCGGTATTGATAGATATAACGATTTAACTGGTAAAACACCACTTATAAAAATATATTTAAACAAGGGCGCAAATCCTCAAAGTATTTTGAAATATTTATATAAAAACACTTCTCTCCAATATTGGTATGCAATTAATTTGACTATGCTTGAAAATGGTCGATACCCCAAGTTATTTACTTGGAAAGAAGCTCTTCAATCACACATAGATCATGAAAAAGTTGTATATCGTCGCGGTTTTGAATATGATAAAAATAAGGCAGAAGATAGACTTCACATAGTTGAAGGATTACTTATTGCTCTTGCAAATATAGATGAAGTAGTTCATACAATTAAAACTTCTTCTTCTGTTGCCGTTGCAAATGAACTATTGCGGAAAAAATTTATTTTAACCGAAACTCAAACAAAAGCAATTTTGGATATGAAATTGAGTCGTTTGGCACATTTGGAAGTAGAAAAGTTAGAAAAAGAAAAAGTTGAATTGCTTTATACAATTAATCAAATTTTATTAATTTTAAATAGTGAAGAATTATTTAATGAGCAAATCATTAAAGGATGGCGTGAAGTTTCTAGAAAATTTGGAGATGAGCGCAGAACAAAAATTACGCCAATGGAAGAAGAAGAAGCACCAAAGCTCAATAATAAAAATGTAGTAGTAATGATTACAGATACAAATGAAGTAATTGTTACAGAACCTTTTGATAAAATTAATGCTAGTGTCAAAACTCATGAATGGTATAAAAAGAAATTTAAAACTGGTTGTATGTGTAAACTTTTAGATACTATTTACTCCTATGGCGCAGATGGAAAAATATATAATATCAATCCTTTTAAAACAACAGATGTAACTGATTGTGTGGGCTTGTTTAGAACAGACGAAAAGAAATATATTATTCATGTAACGAACAAGGGAACAGTAAAGAAGTCGCTAATTACAGAATATAATGGTTTTAAACGCAATCCCGTAGTTGGTAAATTGCGTGATGGAGAGTCAGTAGTATTTGTTGGAGCAGCAAACGATGAAGATTATCTTTTGATGCTTGGTGTCAATGGTAAGGTAAGTAAGATATTAGTTTCTGATTTTACTACTACTGGACGCAACACAATTGGAGTAAAAGGTATGGCTGTTGGAGTAGTATCTGCATGCATAGCAAGTGAAAACGATCATATTGGTTGTATTAGTGATGAAAAGTATAAAATTACTGTCTGCTCTGATTATTCCATAAGCGGCAAAAATGCTTTGGGTTATGCTATTGCTGAAAATACGATTGCGCTGACTACAATCCCAAAGAAAGAATTTTATCTAATAGAAAACGGCGTTAAAATAACACATTTTGGAGCTTCTGAATACACTCCTAAAGGCAAATCTGCGCAAGGAAATAAAACAACAAAGGATGCAAAATTTATATGGTAAAACACAGATATGAAAATTTATGTAAAAAATATGACATTACCGTTGAAGAAATAGATGCGGCAATAGAGCAAATTAATTTTGGTGCTATTGCCTGCGATGGAATAGTATTAGTTGCTTTATGTGAATTAATTGTTTCGGGGGATATACCAGATGGCAAGTAAACGCAGTCCGTATGATTTTTATCCAACGCCTCAAAGTGCAATTGATGCATTATTGGAAAATTTAAGAAAATATAATATAAATTTGGGTGACAGGGTTTTAGAACCCTGTGCCGGCGATGGCGCTCTAATAGAGAGAATGAGTATGTATTATCCAGATAGTGAAATTCAGGCTTATGATATAGATGAAAGTCATTTGCCGTTTTTACAGAAATTGTGTGAAAGAGGAGATATACTTTGTTATGGTACGCACGATGTTTTAGATTTAACCCCAAGTGAAATCAACGCTTTTGATACTATTATAACCAACCCTCCTTTTTCTATTTCTCAAGAAATAGTAGAGCATATACTAGAACATAAAAAGCCGCAAACAACTTTTATAATTTTGCAAAGACTTGGATTTTTAGGTTCTCAAAAACGTCATGAAATGTGGAATAAGTATCCGCCAGACGCTGTTTGGGCCTTAAGTAAGCGACCAAGTTTTACCGGCTCTGGAACAGATGCACATGAATATGGTTGGTTTATTTGGGGCGATATTAAGAAAGCGCCGCCAGTTATTGCAATTTGAAATTTGACAAGTTTGAAAATTTGCTTTTTCAAGAAAAATGCGTTATAATATTTATAGAAAAGATGAAAGCGAGAAAAAAAATGAAAATTATTGCACGACCGCAATGCACTGGCAAAACAAAAGAAATCCTTCAACTTTCTATTGATACAGATACGCCAATTTGGTGTCTATCTGAAAGTAAGCGCAAAAGTCTTGAAGAAAAATCTCTTACTTATTTTGGTAAAATGGCAGAAGTAATATGCGGAAGCGAGCTTTTGCATGCAGAAGTGTCTGCTGTAATTATTGATGATGTAGAAAAGATGATTGGTTTTCTTGTTAATGATTATTCTTATTCACCAGTAGAAGTGGCGGCTGTTTCCATAACAACGGAAAATTGATTTTCAAAATTAGACAGCTTTGGAAGTTTGACTTTTATTAAAATTTATGATATAATATTTATAGAAAAAACACGAGAGATTTGCCCACTCTCTGTGAAATAAAACAAATAAAATAAACAAACAATTTTTAAAATTAAAGGAGAATATTTAAAATGGCAGATATTAAGATTACAGAGAGACCCCTTAGTGAGAACGCAAAAGTTGTTCTTGCTTATTTGAAGGCAAATGACAATGGAGAAGTTGGTTACTTTGGTAACGAGATTGCAGAGGCTTGTGGTATGAGCCCTGTTGGTATTCAGGGTACCCTTAATTCTCTTGTAAAGAGAGAGCTTGTTGGTAAGGGTCAGAGAGAGAAGGAATTCTCTAACAAGGCTGGTTCTGGTGTTAAGCCCTATACTACCTACTTCATTACTGATGCAGGTCGCGCTTACGAGGCTTAATTTAAGCTGTAAGCTACAACAAATTAACTAACTAACTTGTATTGATAAGAATTGGCGCTACGGGCTTAGCGCCTTTTATTTTCAAAATGGGTAAGAATATGAACATTACAAGATTTTAATATTTAATGGAGAAAAACAAATGATTAAGAAGAATGATGTATTTATTATCGGTGAAGTTGTAGAAGTAAAGACTGATGTTCGTATTTCTAGCGAAAACAAAAAGTACATTAGCGGAAAGGTTTCTGTTAAGGTAAACGATAATGGCGTAGAAAATATTATTGATGTTTCTATTTTTGCGTATGAAAAGACCAAGAATGGAACAGACAATAAATTGTTTAAGTCTTACACTACTCTCGAGAGTATGCTTAATAAGAGAGTTCGTGTAACTGGCTCTCTTGGTGAGGGCAGCATAGTAGATGAAAGCTCTGGAGATGTAAGACATTTCAATCAGATTAATGGCAAGTTTATTAACCTTGCTTACAATACTGACACAGAAGATAAGGCAACATTTGAGTTCTCTGGTTTTGTAACCAGGCCTATTTATGAGCGTAAGGATAAGGAAGACAATCTTCTCGGCTACCGCATCGAGGTTGCTCAGGCAAATTACAATGATACCGGTCTGTTTGTTATTCGTTTCGATGTGAATAAGAATGATGTAGATAAAGCTCGTGTTATCGAAGCTAATTATCTTACTAAATCAACCGTAGAATTTTCTGGAACACTTGGTTCTATTACTTCAGTAGAGACCAAAACTGTTCCCGCAGATTTTGGTGAACCCCTTGTAAAGACTTTTGTTAAGACTGAGAAGACTTATACTATTCAGTCTGGCACCAATCCTCTCGCAGAAGATGATGAAAATGCATATAGTGAAGAGATGATTAAGAAGCTCGTTGCCGCATATAAGCAGGCAGACGCAGAGAGAGTAGAAAAGGCAAGAAATGCAGCAACTGAAACTGCATCTGTTCCTACTATGAATGCTGCAGCAGCCGCTATGGGCGCTATTACTCGTAGCGCAACAGCTTCTCTTATATAAGAGGTGAACGGGTATGGCAATCAATCTTGATGATGTAAAACCTAATGTGGTTACTGCCGACCCTGTGAGTAAAATTTGGTTGTTTTATGGAGAGATGGGCACAAGAAAGACTTCTGTAGCTTGTGCCTTCCCCAACCATTTGCTTATCGCTTATGATATTGGATATAAGTTTATTAATGGCGCTAATGCTCTTCCAGTACAGAACTGGAATGATTTTAAGAGTGTTACAAAGCAGTTAGATTTACAAAAGAATAAAGATAGATTTTCTACCGTTATTATTGATACTGCCGGTA